CATTCATTAAGACTTATAATTAAACACCATTTTATTTTTGTTATCATAATAACGATTTTGTTTAATAAAATTAATTAATAAACATGGAAAATAATTGTATTAAACCCATATTAGGGATATATATAATATTAATGAGCAAGTTTAAGCCTAAGAATACTAAAAAAATTATTATTGATAAAAAGAAGAATATCACGCTCGATATAAAACATAAAGAAATGATTGGAAAGTTCAAAGAGTATAAGGAAATAACTATTCCGGCATTGATTGAAGAAAAGAGAGAATTGCTAAATAGTATAAATAAAAATGATTGCGCTAATATCGAAGAAGAAATGGAAAAAAAGGATAGATTGAAATTTATTACCAAAGAAATCAAAAGAATTAAAGAATTGGAAATGAATTATCTTCTTGATAACTCAAAATACATATTTGACTATTTCGAAAATAAAAAGAGTATATCAGAAGGAAATAATAAAACAATATTACTTAATCATTTTTTCAAACTGGACAAGGGGCGAAATATTACAGAAGACGAAAAGAATACAAATGTAAATAAATATTTCACAAATGTCGATGAATCATATTTGAATATTCATAACTATACAGTTCAGTCTGACATTTGCAAATTATGTAATAAAGGCGAACTCATTCCTGTAGAACATGATGGAGTTGTTGTATGCAACCAATGTTATTATCATTTTAAATTTCTTGTGGATAGTGACAAACCAGTATACAAGGAGCCGCCCAAGGAAGTATGCTTTTATGCATACAAACGAATTAATCATTTCCGAGAAATATTGGCACAGTTTCAAGCAAAAGAAACTACACAGATACCAGAGGATGTGATTGAAACAATAAAACAGCAGATTAAAAAGGAGAGAATACACATCTCTCAAATTACAAATAAAAGGGCAAAGGATATTTTAAAGAAATTGGGCTACAACAAGTATTACGAACACATTCCATTTATAAAGGATAAACTTGGTATTAAACCTCCAATAATGAGCCCTGATTTGGAAGAAAGGTTGTGTAATTTATTCATCGATATTCAAGGACCGTATGCCAAGTATTGTCCAGACAATAGAGTCAACTTTCTTAATTACTATTATACTGTTTATAAGCTCTGTGAATTATTAGACCAGAAACAGTTTCTCCCGTTTTTTCCAATGCTAAAAGACAGAGAGAAACGAATAGAACAAGATGAAATATGGAAGAAAATTTGCGACGAACTTAACTGGGAGTTCATTTCGACTATTTAAATTTCAAAATGTTTTAATAAATAAATAAATAATACGTTATATTATTTATTTGGTGCGATAAGAATTGAAAAAAATAAAAATAAAAAAAGGATTGGAAATAATTAGTAATTACATACATATGTTTAACCCAATGCTGGGAATCCTACTAATTTCGCTCCAATACCAAAGCCTGCGCCGCTTCTAGCATGAACTCCCATAGAGGGAATATATGTGTCTAAAATGCTAAAGGTAGCTGCCGCGGTCAATGCAATCAATGCAACTTCGTCCAAAGAAGGAGACTTTTTAGGAATAACATAAGCAGCAATAGCGACCATAAGGCCTTCTACTAAATACTTCATTGTGCGTTTCAGTAATTCTCCGACGTCTAAACCTTGTAAATACATTTCTATATATTAATATAGTAGAAAAAAACAAAACAACTAGCTTTTATTAATTGTAAAAAATAAACTTAAATAGAAATATATAGTAACTAATAATAATGCATCAACGTCTTGCTAAACAGAAAAGCGCAGAGAGACATGCCAAGATGGAAAATAGTGGAAAGCAGCAGGGGATTGAGTATAAAAAAAAGGATGATGGAAGCGTAAATCCTAAATATGTTGATGTTCTTGACGAGGACAAACCTATTGCTGGTCAATCTTATTGCTGTGTTTCATTTCTTTCTCCTGAAAAAATACTTAAAAACCGAGAACTATTTATGTTCTCAAAGTTCCTAAATAAATGGGACATCAAAAAGTCTTTGGAAAAGTATTCTCAATTTCTACATTTTGTAAGTTATAAATATGGAATTGACTTTGATAAACTAAATGCTGATATGAACGAGTTTTGTAAAGAGGAGGGTGGAAAGTTATTCGCCTCGTCTTTGGAAGATGAGTTCAAAACATATTTAGATAACAATGAAGAAAAACTTGAAAAGGAGTTTAATGAGGAAAATAAGTTTCAAACGAGTGTTAGAGGACTCAAGGTTCGTGGTTCTTTCAATAGTCAACAAGAGGCAGAGATGAGGTGCAAAACTCTTAGAGAGATTGACCCGAATCACGATGTGTATGTAGGACAAGTAGGTATTTGGATGCCATTCCATCCAGAGGCATATAAAACTGGTCGCGTTGAGTATCTAGAGGAGGAGTTGAACCAGCTTATGCACGAGAAAAACAAGAATGAAACAACTGCTAAAACTGAGTTTGACAAGAGAATCAGAGAGACAAAGGAGAAGGCAATGGAAGAAAATCGTCAAAAGGCTTTAACGTCTGGAAACGTATTAACACAAACATTGAATTCTGATGGAAACTTGGTAAGTGTTAAGGATTCCAATGCATTTAATCCTATGGAAATAGGTGAAAACGATGATTACGGGTATGAGGAGATTAAAAAGAGAGATAAACCTGATCTCAATGTTCAACGCACATTATTTGAATCAGATAATATCGTAATCGACCATAAAAAGTCTGATAAGGATGATCTTTAAAAAATAAAAATATAACATAACATAAAATACAATAAAAATATAATTAAATATTTACGATTTATATATAAATATTTAATTATATAACATCATATTAAACATGACTAGTAAAACAAATAATAAATCTTCCAAGTACATATCTATATCTAAACCTACTAGAAGTAATACTATACAAGGAAATTCTCATAATACTACATCATCCACAACTTATCATCCGCCTTCTATGATGGATAATATTAAATCAGGATTTGGATTTGGAATTGGTTCAAGTATTGGAGCAAGAATTACCGACAGTATTTTTGGAAATAGAACAGTAAATGTTGTTAATAAATCTGAATCTGTAACTGAAACAGTCCCAGAAACATCTAGTTTACCAAATACAAGTTCGTCCAATACTGATACTGATACTACTATTAATTGTCATCATATTATAGATGAATATAGATTTAATAATTGTATTATGTATAGAAATAATGATAATGATACATGTAATAGATTATATGACAAGTTTTTTAGTTGTCAAAAAAATTTACATAACCAAAAAATCATAAATTAAATTAAATAAATGTATCAAATCACCTATCACCACTTATTCTTTTTAACGTTTATTTTCTGACAGTTTTTCTTTTTCTTTGAATCATTTGGATTATAGCTAGGTTCGTCGTCTTCTGAATCAAGTTCCTTTGATAAATCCCAGAATTCCTTAGAACCTAATCTAAAGTCTGCATGTTTTTCAGACTTGTACCAGAATATTTGGTCCTGTAGTTTATTAGTCTTTGCATTATTGTTTATAACTAGGCATTCGAAATTTTCAGTACATTGATCCATAACTTGAGAGAATGACTCGAATGTAGGAAACATTCCAGCATAATTCTCCCATATTCTTTTACGGTTGGCAATATAAGGCTCTCTAAGAATAAATACATAATCTATGTTTGTTCTAAGATTTGGAGGAATACCCAACGGATATTGCATAGTAATTATCAACATGACTTTCCAATGGCGTCCGTTCATAAATAATAAACGCATCATCCTATCTCTAGTCCATGTCGAATCATATAAACAATCATCTAGTATAACAAATGTTCTAGGGTCTATAGTGCATTTTTTATACATCTCGGTTTCTTTCTTTACTTGTTTTAATACTGTTCTCTGTCTTTTAAGAATATTTTCAATTATTACCGAATTGTATTCGTCATGGATGAATAGTTTCGGGACATGAGTGCTATAGAAACCATTGCCAGCTTCAGTTCCAGATATGACACTTCCTATTGGAATATCCTGATGATGATATAATAAATCTCTTACTAGAAAACTTTTTCCTGTATCTCTTCGACCTATTAATACTATGACAGGTCCTTTATTTTCATCTGGTCTGAAACTAATTTCCTTCATATTGAATTTTTTCATTTCCAATGTCATTTATATGCTTTAAATGTCTTTTAGAAAAAAAACGAATTGTTTTTCCGCAATTCATAATTTATTATAATTATAATTAGAGAAGAATAAGTGTAGAACGTTTGTTTATAGACAATTATTATGTTGGTTATACAATAATGGATTTCTCCTATACAAAACGTTCTAATAAAATCTTATTCGATTGTTTAGAAAATAAAGAACTTTTGAATGTATCAAACGTGCAGAATTATGTTCCCATTTATTCAACATTTTTTTCTCTTAAAGAAAATAATTACAATTCAATTAATCTAAACAATTATCTATCTCTTTATTCTGTTCATTTTAAAGAAGATGAAAACACCTTTTTAGGAAAAATAATGGATAAAAATAGCAAAAAACTTGCCGAAAAAAATGTATTTTTTAAGATTTCTCCATTACTAGACCCTATTAAATACATGGTTGGCAAATATGATTCTTTTGATATAAATCATTTGCCTGTTTTAAACGAGACGTCTAATCATACACCAGTTTCTAAAAAAATGAGGGATGCCAATAATTCGGCCTATGTAGATTCATTCTTCTCTTTTTTATCAAGCAGGTTATTACATGGACATAATTTTATCCACGGCATAGATTTTTATGGTTCTTATTTAGCAGTGAAAAATAACTTTAATATAAATGTGCACGACGATATGGATGTTTTGGTCGATTCAAATTTCTTTTATAAAAAGAACGGGGATTTGTTTACTGTAAATCACACAGACATTGACAAATATGCAGGAAGCAACGATACAAGAGAGTTTAAAAAGGTTATTCGAGTTCAGACTATAGAAAACGACATGGTAAAAAAAATCTATGATGAATTAGTTACTGTTATCAATTTAGATGAGCTAAAAGAAATAGCTACTGTAGTTCACGACGATGACCTAGTATTATTAGACTCTAAATCTGATTCGAATAATGTCGTGAATCGTGATTCTGATACAGATGAAATGGATTCGGAAGTAGAAGACAGCGATACTGAGGACGATGATTCGGAAGCGATTGAAGGAAAAGATTTAGTATCTCAAGATGAAGAAAAAATGAATGTTGAGGACGATACAAAAACTGAAGATGAAACAAAAAAAGAAAATAGCAGCGAAGAGACAGATAAAGACGAAGACAAGGATAAAGATGAAGACAAGGATAAAGATGAAGATGAAGACAAGGATAAAGACTTTGATTATGAGGATGATAATTCTATATACTCTGATGAATATGACGAAGAAGATGAAGACGAAGATGAAGTTGTAGCAACTATAAAATCCTTTCCAGTTCAGTTAATTGCTTTAGAAAAGTGCGAAAATACTCTAGATTCATATATTTCGTCGAACAAATTAAGTGATGACGAATTAGGATCTATTGTTGTTCAAATCCTCATGAGTCTTATTACATTTCAAAAAACATTTGGATTAACCCATAATGATTTGCATACAAATAATATTATGTATGTCAAAACAAATAAACAGCATTTATATTACCAAGTAGGTGGAAAACAATACAAGATTAAAACATTTGGAAAAATTTATAAAATAATTGATTTTGGCCGAGCCATTTATTCATTTAATGGAAATGTTATTTGCAGTGATAGTTTCTCTCAAAACGGAGACGCGGCTACTCAATACAATTGCAATCCATATTTAAATAATAATAAACCAATTATCGAACCAAACTTTAGTTTTGATTTGTGTAGGCTTGGATGTTCTTTATTTGACGTATTCGTCGATTGCGTTTCTCAAGTTGACAAGGTAACGTCTCCCATAGTTAAAATTATTTTAAGTTGGTGTTTGGATGACAATAATAAAAATATCATGTATAAAAAAAATGGTTGCGAGAGATATCCAGACTTCAAACTCTATAAGATGATTGCTAGAACAGTTCACAATCATGTGCCACTGACTGTTCTCAAAAATAAATATTTCGACAAGTTTGTAATAGACCCAACAACTGTCAAGAAATCATCTCATAATATGGACATTGAC